AGCGCCGCGACCAACACGGGCGACCAGAGCGCCGCGACCAACACGGGCAAAGAAGCCGTTGCTATGGCTTCTGGATACGAAGGCCGCGTTTCTGGAGCTAATGGCTGTGCGCTGTTCCTAGTCGAGCGCGACAATGAATACAAAATCATCGCGGCATGGGCTGGTATCGTCGGGCGCGACGGTATTAAGCCGGATGTTCTCTACATGCTCAAAGACGGCAAGCCGACTGAATGCGCCGTCGAAGCGACGGAGGTCTAACATGGACATTCTCAAATCCTTCGCCACCGCAATGGATCGGCAGATCGAGCGCAAGCGGTTCAATCCCGATCTTACGCATGGCGAATACAGCGCCTTGTCGGAAACTGAAAAATTGGAATGGGATCGGTGCATGGAAGATATTTGGATGGCCCGTAATGACCAAAAACTCGATTGGGATTACGAGCCGAGCGGCATTCAGGGCGAAATCAATGGGGAGTTGGGATCTTGAGCGACCGCGACGAATTTGGGCGCTACGAGGCCGACGATGATGAACGCCGCGAGGCTTACTTCGCCCGCCGCTTCCGCCGCAAACATCTCGGATGCCTCTGTGGTTATCCAGACTGGCCAGGACAATGCCCAGGTCCAGCTAATTGCCCGGTACATGGGGAGGATTTGTCATGACCCGCGAACTGTTCATAGACGCCCACGAAGAGCTTATCGGGCTCTATCTCGAACAGCATCCCAACGCGACGGAAGCGGAAGCCTACGACAAAACCGCTGACGCTGCTTACGAGCGAATGCGCGACAAGTACGCCGACATGGTGGACGCCGTTAGGCAGCGCAAGAAAGACGGGCAGCTATGACCTTAGAAGATTGGATTGTTGATGAATTGACTGATGCCGAGGACGAAGCAAAGGAAAGTCATAAAGCTGCAATGAATAGCTACGGCGCAGGACATGATGCGGGATATGTGGCTGCGCTCAAAATAGTTCTGAGCAAGTTAGGGCCAACCGCAGCAGGCGATGAAGTCTTAGAAAATTAAGGAAGAACGGCGCATGACCACCCCCCGCGAAATCATAGAGAGAGCCGAAGAAATAACCGCTTGGGCGCTTGTCGGCTTTGTCATTCTCGTAATTCTCGCGCTCTCAATGGTGGTGACTTTCCCATGAGCCACGCAATCGAAATCTGGATTTTGTTCAACATGGCTTTTCTGGCTTGGAGAATAGCATGACCGATACCGATCTGGAATTGCTAGAGCGTTGGCAAGCCTCAAGCGCCGGGAAAGTAGGGCGCAGGCTAAGCGATCTATCTTACGCCGCCGACGATCTGACGACGCTCGCTCAATCGCGTGAAGGGGCACACATTATTCGGAAAAACTATTCCGAATTGGTTTCTGTGCTTCGCAAAATTCACGACTTGGTTTTGGACTTTAAACCAACGGGAGTGTGACATGAGTATGGTCATTTGCGTTGATTGTGACTCGCTGATCGACAGTGATGATGATCCTGAATGTTTCGTTGAAATCGGAAACATGCGCCGCCTACATCAGACAATCATTATTTGCGAAAACTGCCGGGGACGACGCGACGACGATTTGCTCGATTACGAAATGAGAGACGCATCATGAGCAAAATGGCAGAAATTCACGCCGATATGGAAATCCTCGGGATCGGCCATAATCAGCCGCCCGAAACCATCGAGGCCGCGCAAGACACCATGCGCTCGCTATCCGATTGGATGGCCGAGCATCCGATTATTGAAATTGAAGAAGATGCCCGCGAAGCTAAGAAACTACTTGACCGCGCCAAGGGCTGCGCTGGCGAAATCGAGAATGATCGTGATCGTCAGGTGCGCCCGCTCAATGAGCAAATCGCCAACATCAACGGTAAATACAAAATTGTTCACAACGCCGATCCAAAAAAACCAGGCACGCTTGATCGCATTGTTGCCGAACTCAAAGCACGACTGGCAATCTTTATCAGGGCCGAGGAAGCCAAACGCCAAGCAGAAGCCGACAGGTTAAGACTGGCTGCCGAGGCATCAGCGCGCATTGCCCGCGAAGCGGAAGCCAAGGAACGCGAAGCCATCCAAAACGCACAGGCAGGCGAACTCGGGGTAGACGTTACGCAAGTAGTGGTCGAGGCCGATAGCCGCTTTGCAGAGTTTCAGAAAGCCGACCGCGAAGCCGCAAGAGCCGAGCGCAACGAACACGTCAAGATCGGCGGCGGCTGGGGCAATGCTGTCTCACTGCGTACCAAGGAAACCCTTGTATTGGTGAGTTACGGCAAAGCGATTACCGCCATTGGACCGAACGAGAAGATTCGCGATGCAATTCTCTCCGCTGCCCGCGAATATCGAAAAGAACGGGGGGCGCTTCCCGATGGCGTTATTTCGGAAACCACGAAAGAACTCTAACTCACAGGACATGACATGCAAATCTCTTCCGCATTTCCGTCTAACTATCTGAAAGCTGCTGATCTCCAAGGCAAGAACATACTCATCAAGATGGACCGCACCGAATACGAAATGATTGGCAATGACAAAAAACTTATTCTCTATTTTCAAGGCAAGGAAAAGGGAATGGTGCTGAATAAAACAAACGCCAATAACATCGCACACATTTATGGCGAAGAAACCGACGAATGGAAGGGTGCTGAAATTGTGCTGTTCGAGGCAATGGTTGATTTTCAGGGAAAGACAGTCCCTGCCATTCGCGTTCGAGCACCGCAACGAAAATCCACTCCACCGCAAACCGCTCCGCAACGCATGGCTCCCGCTCAGAACGGCGGGGCTATGGATGATGAGATTCCGTTCTGATGGAAAACCCAGCCGCCTTTAGCGCCACCTACAGCGATTGGAAGGTTATCAAAACCCGACAAGTCGTGCAGATAGTTTTGGAAGTGCCGTTAAAGGCGGCTGACCATGCCTACAACGTGCTTGGCGGTATGCCGAGCTTTGAAAGCGAGAAATGGTTCGGCGTTGCAAGGTTAAAAGATCAACCGAAATGAGAAACCCAAGGCGACACGATGAAAAACACCTCCAATTTATTCGCGGAATTTCTTAGCTATGATCCAAGCATCGGGTCATTCAATTGGAAGGTTGACCGCGCGAGATTAGCGAAGGCTGGTCAGATCGCGGGCTATAAAGATAAGCGCGGATACATCAAAATAAACATTGGTGGCAAAACATATTATGCCCATCGACTGGCTTGGCTTTTCATAACTGGCGAATGGCCAAAAAACCAAATCGACCACATTAATGGTGATAAATCAGACAACCGGATCGAAAATCTTAGAGAAGCTACGCCAACACAAAACTTAGCTAACACTTATTTGCGAAGTGACAATAATTCCGGCTTGCGTGGAGTTAGTTGGAGCAAAAGAGATAAATGCTGGAGAGCTTTTATTTCTTGCGATGGAAACCGCGTAGCCCTCGGCTCATTCACGTCAGCCAATGAGGCGCATGAAGTTTACGTAGCAGAAGCTAGAAAACTATTTGGACAATTTTGGAGCGCAAGGTGAGACGACATGACGAAGCACACCTTAAATTCATCCGTAGTTTGTCGTGCATACGTTGTTTGGACAACACCTCCACAGAAGCTGCGCACCTTAGACGCGCCGACTCGCGCATTGCCAAGCCGATCACGGGGATTGGGATCAAGCCTGATGACAGGTTTGTTTTGCCTCTGTGCGGCAAGGACCACAGGCGGCAGCACGCGATTGGCGAAAAGAATTTTTGGGTTGATTGCGACCCTGAACTATGGGCGCTCGCATTATTCTCAATCAGCGGGGACCATGCCGAGGGAGAGAAAATCGTACAGGCGGCATTTCGGGCTGCCGATCCTGTGAACATTCTGGCGGCAGGTTAAGAGACATGAACTTCCTGGAACATCTAGCGGATTTCGAGATGGTCCTTTCTCGGTGTGGCCGCAGAGATGTTTTCCTAACCCGCTGCGCGGTGTGGGTGGAAGAAAACCGCGCGCTAATAAGCCCACAACTGCCGGTGGTTTGAAAATGGCGACAGACAAAGAAATTGTGGCGGCGGGGCGTGAAATATACGTTTGGGATCAGAGCGGGCTTGATTGCATGAGTTGGGGCGCAGTTGATGAACAAGTGCGTGTTGCATACAAACTGGCTGCTAAAGCCGCCCTGACCGCCGCAGAGCATGCCCGTGCGAGTGAGCCGAGAGTAGAAATTGAGGCGGCAACAATAGAGCGGTGTGCGCTTGCCGTGCGCGATGCTTGTGGCATGTGTAATGAAGGCGTTGCCGATGTAATTGATGGTGCGCCAGTCGAATGTGAATACTGTGGCCGTCCAATGGCTGCCATTCGCGCGCTCACCGCCGCCGAGCAAGTCCGCGAAAGCGAATAAGCGTGAACAAAGAGGGAAACTCGGCCTTTATCAGTGCCGAGGCTGTGCCACCATTGCCTCTACGCGCTCATTTTCGGTAAACTCGGATATTGCCGCCGTTGCGCAATCATAGATGTCTTTTCTAAGATGCCCATAGTCTCTATGTGGGATAGCATCCGGCTCGGTTTGGGCAATAATGGTTTGCAGCGCGCCCAACATTATTATTTCGTGCTGCGTTAGGCCCATCGCCGCGCTCCTATTTTGATTTTGGGCTACAGATAACATAGCCATCTTCGTCGGCCTGAATGGTTACGGCTTTCCCTTGTTGTGATCTGGCGGCCATAACGACGCCAACTTCATTGAACAGCATCTGTGGGACAACTTCCGGTGGGATTGTTGTCATGCAGCTTGAACCATCGTGCGTACATGGCTGGTCCTTAACGGACTCTGCCCATGCGACGGTGATTGCTGTCATCATACATCCGACAAAAAAACCAGTTGCAATTTTGACCATCGCTGCGCTCCCTTTTTTAGATGGCCGTCGCTTAATTTCTAGCGGGCGACGGAGTATTGTACTGACCAAGGCCGGGTGCGCTTTCAGAGCCGGTTCCGAGGTTTAGCTCCTATTTGTGTAGTTGCTTATAGTAATATGTTACAACCTTAGCCGCCTGAACCGCCCTCCGTGCCTCAATCAATTTTGTCTCGGATGCCGCATAGTCACTTTCGGCCCTCCTTAGCGCGACGCAGGCGTTTGTATAGACGAGTTCTGGATCGATCATCGCTGCGCTCCCCTTTTAGGCAGTAAGTTTTGAGAACATATCGGTTTCGACGCCAATCCGGCGTTCCGACATAGCAGCGTACTCGGGATTAAGCTCGACCAAGATTGCGTTGCGACCTTCACGCTGAGCGACGAGCCCGGTCGTTCCACTGCCACCAAACGGATCGAGGATCATGTCGCCGGCATCACTGCCCGACACGATGCAGCGCCGGGCGAGTTCTTCCGGGTAGGCTGCATTGTGCCCACGCACAGTCCGTTCGTGCGGGATATGCCACACACTTTCCTCGGGCAGCATAGCGCGGTTGAACGAATACATCCGGCTCTTGGAAAGTAGGAATAGGATTTCGTGCTGCCGGTGCGGCCGGTCCTTGACCGAAGGCTCCGCGAATGCCGTCTTGCGGCACCACACCACCTCGGCGCGGATCGTCCAGCCGTCCGACTGCAAAGCGTGAGCGACCATCCAAGGAACTCCGAGCAGACTTTTCTTTGGAATATCCCAGCCGCCGACATCGAGTGGCCGAAGCTTCTTTCTCATCCAATCGCGCGACGGGCTCCGGGGGTCGCTGCCCTTCGGTTGGCCGTTGCCGCTGTAGTATGCGTCGCCCAGGTTGAGCCACACCACGCCATCGTCGCATAGGCACCGCTTTACGTCCTGGAACACGGCGATGATTTCCTCGACGTATTTCTCGGGCGTAACCTCAAGCCCTATCTGCCCGTCAACGCCATAATCCCGCTGCCAGTAGTACGGCGGCGAGGTAACGCAGCACTGCACGCTGGCGGCGTCGAGCGCCCGCAGCGCGGTCCTGCTGTCACCTGTGATTACGCGAACCGGCATTCTGGTTCCTATTTCGTGTCAGCCAAGACGGAAACAGTCTTGGAAGTCGGCGTTAAAAACGAGTCGCTCTCTTTGCGCTGCATCTTGCATTTTTCGCAGATGCAAAGTTCACCAACAATCTTGCCGTTACGAATAGATTGCGAAAGAGAAACCCATTTATGTCGGCAAGTCATCGCCGAGGCAGTCCCACAAGAAAACCAGCAGATGATGCGTGGGTGGCTCATACTAGCTACCTAAACTTCTGAAATAGTACGCCCGCCGTTAGTCCAGCGTCAGCAAGAACCCTGCGGAGTTTCGCCAGCGTTTCGTCGCATCTAGTCTTTTCGTCAAGGGCGCTCCACCCATCATGCAAAACATCGTCGCTAATGGTGACGGTGAAGGCATAGGTTGGTTTATAAACTTGTTCCATCGTCGCTCCTTATCGTTTGTGTCGGTTTAGAATTTTTGGGTCTGGTCTGATTGCCTTAACAATCATTTGCTGCAAAAGCTCCGATTGTCCAAAGGTGATCTGAGGAACCGGGTCACATTGGCACAGCCAACCCGTAACGAGTTCTTGCGCCAACCACTCAGCAACCGATTGGCCTTCTACGTTCGTTGCTCGTGTTTCCACGCTGCGCTCCTTTAGTGTTTAAGGGGTTGGATGTAATTCTCATTTTTCGCCGTGACCCCACCAGTTGTCACATTTACCCTGCGAAGGGTCGAGGCACTTTAATTCTTGAAATCCATGACTGCCGCAAGACAGTTCAAGCTGAGACAGCCACCGGTAGCTCGGCGTAGTTGTGTCCTCAAATGGTGGGCAAGGATAATTCTTAGATTTTGGATCGATGCACCCAAAAATTCTCTCTCTGTATTGTCTCATCCTATCTCTAACGTCTTGGCATATTTTTCCATTATCAGAACAAACGATTTGATCTTTAGATTGCACTCTACATTCAACGGCGCCAGCGTTGATAGATGCCCCTACGTCGCTCGCAATTGCGGGAGAACTAATGAACAGCATAACCATGAGCAATTTTTTCACCGAAATCCTCCTATTTCGTGTCAGCCAAGACGGGAACGGTCTTGGAAGTTGGCGTTAAAAACGAGTCGCCTTCTTGGCGCTGCATCTTGCATTTTTCGCAGATGCAAAGTTCCCCAACGATCTTACCGTCACGGATAGACTGCGAAAGTGAAACCCATTTATGTCGGCAAGCCATCGGTTGCTCCTTATTCGCTTGTCGATGTTGCTGTAACTTTAGCTCGGCGCGGCTCGGTACGTTCCGGCTCGGTGAACGGATGTCGAATACGGTCCCACAAGATCGCCCATCGCGAACGCGGCCAAGACATAAGGATTTCGTCGCCAACTTTCAGCGAGTGTCCTGGTGTCCATTGATCGCTCACGCAAAGTCTCCTCAGTTATGTAGCTGTTGCGTGAGAACAATGCCGAGATGGTTAGCGCGCGGTGGTGTCTCGTGTCTCTCGTGCGCACCACAGGCCGCGCACCACCATTCTGTGTGACTCGATCCGTCAGAGCCGCATGAGCCGGTCCCTATTTTATTCGGATGGGTGCAATTTGCCTGCGTTAGCGGCTCTTGCACTCGCCATCCTTTAGACCGGAGTTCCGATGCCATCTCGTCGTCCGTCATGCTGCGCTCCTATGATGCGTCGTGGTATGCGGGAATCTGCCCGTCAATATGATCGACGGGGACAACATAGCTTTCCATCGTGCCGAGGGCCGCGATTCTGTCCGCTTCTTCTTTGCTCTCACACACAGTCCCTAGACCCCAATGGGTTCCGTAGTTGGCGATTATGCCGTGCGTAATCGGTCGTCGTGTGGTGCGGCTTAATATCCGCCCATCCCGTGCCTTGAACTTATAGCTCGGTGCGTTTAATCGACTAACCACGATCCGGCTCCTTATTCGTTCCCGTTGACATGAGAATTTGCTAATTCCGCGTATTCAAGAGCATCCTTCTCCCAACAGTGCCCGCAATATCTAACGCCGTGTTCTGTTGCCCAAGGCAAGTAGTCTGTCTCACCGCACCGCTGACACACTCCGTGGGAACGTCGAGCATAGACGCCCTTGAATAGCTGAATTATTTTTCCCAGCATCACCCGGCTCCCTATTCGGTTCCGTTGACTTTGGAATAAACCGACTCGGCGTACTCTCGCGTCGCGTCTGGATGCTCAAGCATGAACTCGCCAATGACCCACGACTTGCGCTGTGCGTCCTTCTCGACCTTTGTCATAACGTGGCTCTTGGCCTTCTCAAGTAGAGCCAGCAACTTCGGATCGGTCGCTAAGGGCTTCGATTGCATGGCGGCTCCTTTATCGTCCTTTGAGATTGATAACATTCGGATGCTTCTTAGCTTCGCTGCGGATTAACTCTTGCGACAAGCTAGTTGGCGTCACCGGAAGATACATCGCCCAATACTCGGATAAGTATTTTGGATCACATTCAGCCAAGGCGCGTTCTGCATCGGCAAGCCTAGCTCTCAACTGACCCTCGTTCATTGCCATGCGCCGCGCTCCTTATTGTTCTAGGCCGATGTGAGAAGCGAGCCGATGTAGAATGTCTTTCATATCGTCGTTCGCGTCCGCTTCTTCAATGCGTTCCCACATAGTCAGCGCATCTTTGCGAGCCTCTTCCACACGCCGAGCGTCCTGCTCTTTTTCAAATTCCGCTTCGCGTTCCTTGCGTCTTGCTGAGTTGCTCATTGTCTGCTCCTATTTCTTGCCGGGTTCTTTTGGAACCCGCGTTTTCCCGAACCAGTGATATAGGGTCGGGATTGGTACGCCACTCATCGCGTCTTCTACCGCTTGCACTATCTCGTCTAGGCCTATGCGGAACCACTCATAGCCGCACGGTATATTCTTGTGTTTGAATTTAGCTTTTATATATCGCTCAATCACGATTGCCGCAGGACCAAGGCTCCAAGTCTTTACGATTAGGAGTTTCACGGCTTTTGACCGCGCCGAGACAGATAAATGAGGCGAACTTGGAAAGAAAAACTCATGGCAACGTCGCTCTGGATTGTTCGTTACGCCAATTTTGCAGAAGGATTTGTCCTTGGCGACATAAAGAATTGATCGAGGCTCGTTCATTTTGCGGCCTTCTTTTCCAATTCCCGCAAAGCCAATTCTACCCCCCGCCGAAGCACATCAGATAGTTTTGGTGCATATTGCCCTCTACAAGCCGCCCGGAGCTTGGCAAGTAGGTCTTTGGGCAGCTTAAAAGAAACTGTCGTCTTTTCCATATTATTTGTAATACACGTATTGTAATCCTATTGCAAGGGGTATATAAGGGTTCCTGAGATTAAGGCCAACCAACCGAGAAGGGCCCGTTGGATGCCACCAGTTTTTACCGGATTATGCCCGTGCGGGGCCTCAAGGCACGAGGGTGAAAATTGTGTACATCCTGGCTGCCGATGGAAATTAGAGAATCTTGTTGATGCAAACAAAGAGCTAGAGGCCAGCTTTGATCTGCATTGGGAAGCCGACATGAGAGCCATCAAGAAGTGGCAAGATGAGACCGGCAAGACACTTGTTTGGCCGGATCATGCCGACCTGTACGTTTGGATGATGAAACAGCTAGACGCGCTAGGCGTCCTTGAAACAAAATAGACCGCATGATAAAAGTTGCCTGCACAATATTAGGGCTATGGTGTTCACCGCCATGTAACACCGGGTGGGAATGGACCACCATGAGCAATGGTCAGCAAATGTGCTGGCCAACAGACGCAGAAATAACCCGCATGACCGATAGGTGTGCCCTAGCCTACGCAGGAAAAGGGAAATATAGAGCTAAACATGCTTATCCGGTTTAGACACACAGGCACAAAATGCAGACCGTGACCTATAAATACCGGGTGAAAGACCGCAGCGCCAGTAAAACGCTGACGCAGCACGCTGTGGCCTGCAATCAGGTCTGGAATTACTGCAACGCTTTTCAGCGGGATATTGAGAGCCGCTATCGGGCTGGCGCGCCCAAGCGCCGCTGGCCGTCAGCGTTTGATCTGGCAAAACTCTGCAAGGGCACCGGCAAGGAACTCGGCATCCATCAGCAGACAGTCGGCACGGTCTGCGATCAGTTCGCCAAGAGCCGCGATAAGGCCAAACACTCACTCCGTTTCCGGTCCAGCTTTGGTGTAAGGCGGGCACTCGGCTGGATACCGTTTCAAAAGCAGAGTCGGCAGATCGAGGGCAACTCGATCTGGTATCTCGGCAAACGCTACCGTTTCTTCGGCAGCAAGCGGCGACCGCTGCCTGACAATGCCAGGGGCGGAATGTTTGTCGAGGATGCGTTAGGTCGCTGGTACGTCTGTTTCCATGTCGAGGTCGCCGAACGCCACCCGCACGGTAATGGCATCATCGGCATTGATTTGGGGCTGAAATCATTGGCTGTTACGAGCGATGGCCAAAAGATTGAAGCGCCACGCCACTACCGCGCCTTAGAGGGCAAGCTTGCCGTCGCACAGCGCGCCCACAATAAGCAGCGCGTGCGACGCATCCACGCCAAGATCAAGAACACTCGCAAGGATTTTTTACACAAGCTTTCGACAACTTTGGCCGATCAGAACGCGATAATCGCGGTCGGGGATGTCAACTCGAAACAGTTAGCCAAGACGCGGATGGCGAAGTCCGTGATGGATGCTGGCTGGTCTACTTTCCGTTCCATGCTGAAATACAAGTCGGTTGGATATGTGGAAGTGGATGAAAAATTCACGACCGTAACCTGTTCCGCGTGCGGTGTACGCGGTGGCCCACAAAGTCAAAAAGGGTTGCGAGTGAGGGAATGGCAATGTTTGGCATGTGGTGCAGACCACGACCGCGATGTGAATAGCGCGCTGAACATTCTTGCCATTGCCGCCCGCAGTGCTGTGGGTCCAGTTGTGGAAAGCCGGGTAGCCGCATGACGCAACATAAAGCGTCTGTGTGTCTAAACCGGATAAGCACGAGTGCTTTCAATAATCAGGAAAGGCCCGCCAGAATGAGCCAGTTTCAGGATGATGTTGGTCGCGAGGCCGAGATTAAACGGCTTCGAGCCGCCCTTGAAGTCTGTGCCGCTGACTGGATCAGCGCGCCGGGGACCGTCATGGGTGCCGCTCAAGGATTGTCCGCAGAGTTTCGCCGTCGTATGGAAATCGCGCATGCTGCGCTCGAACAATAAAGGCCGGATATGCGGTGTGGATTCCACTCATGATCCCCTCATTCCTCAAACAATAAAGGCCCGAAATGACCGACCGTCTTGGCGATGGCCCAATACAGGAAGAATACCGCGCGAAGATGAATGCTATCGCGCAGGGCCTCGATCAAATGTTCAACGGTGACGCCAAGGGCGCGGCCAAGGAAACCGGGTTCGTCTTGATGGTCTATCCGTATGGCGACGTTGCCAATGGTCGCTGCAACTATATCTCTAACGGTGCAGACCGCCGCGACGTTGTGACGCTAATGAAGGAAATGATTGCTCGCTTTGAAGGTCAACCGGAGTTGACCGGGCGCGCGTAAAGGAGAGAACCGTGGTCGATAACCAGCATCAGAAAATTAAGGGCTACCGCGATTTGTCGGAAGCCGAAATCTCCTTGATGAACGACGCGAAGGGCCGCGCGGAAGGCGTCGGCGCGCTCTGCAAAATGCTCGACGATTTGCCGGGCACCGATAAGCGTTGGCTCGCCATCGCCAAGACTGACTTGCAGAAGGGCTTTATGTCCCTTGTGCGGTCTATCGCCCAACCCACCACCTTCTAGCCGTCCAATAAAGGCCCGACCTACATGGCAAAATCTAAGGACGTATTCGAAATTATTGCCGTACTTGTACTGACGCCATTCACCATTGTCGGTCATTGGAGTGGATTGATCTTTGGAGCGTTGAGTCGAGGATTTAGAGAGGGTCGAGAAGCTTCTGATGCATTCCTGACCGAAGTTCAAAAAGCATCAGACCGCAAACACGCCTCCAATCAATAAAAGCCACTCACATACTGGCGTATCTCCCACCATGTGGGTTTACCACGACATAGCCGCTAATCGATCTAGCGTGCAGCCGCGATTGATGGCCACCTGAATTGTAATCGGCCACTTGCCATACCGAGCCTCCAATATGGCTCCGCAAGACAAAGACATGGTGCGAGCGAACGGCCACCATGCCGGGGGCGGGTGACGTGTGCGGAAAGTGAAACCAAGCCGCCGCCAGCCATAGTGAGCGTTTAGCCGTTCCAAAAACCTCTACAGCCGCCCCACAACCGCAGAAAGCCCGCGATGGACAGCCCGCAGGATGACTCAGGAACGCTTCATTAAAGCCCCGCGCTACCTCCCTATGGCTATGCCTTGAATAACGCACCCTTGGCGATTTGTGGGCCAAGTTCCAATTGGCGTCATGCACTTTATGATGAAAATGGTGCCGGTAGTGGTGGTGTCTGGCCTGCGCTGGAAAACTAAAGGCAATCAGAGCTATCAAGGCTATGGTGAAACGGATCATCATGTCTCTCCTAGTCAGGTTGCAACATAGAAAAAAGCCGCCAGCTTGTTAGGGCTGACGGCTAAAGTCGGGAGGAACGTAGAATGGGGGCTCAGAATCTACCGAGCAAAACAAGAATTAAAACGATGACCAGGATAAGCCCGATCCCGCCATTGAGGCCATGCCCATAACCGTATCCTGGACCGCCGCCTAATCCCCAAGGCCCGACGCCACCGACAAGAACCAGAACAAGAAAAACGAGCAGAATAATTCCTAGCATTAGAGTTCTCCTTAGTTAACGGCGGCGGATGATCCCTTGATCCCTGATCTCGCTGAGCTTCTGTTTGATTTCTTCAAGCAACCGCGTATGATTGCGAAACTCTTCCCCGAACCTCTCTATCTCGTTGTCTATGCTGCATAGCACCTTGTATTGGTCGTGCAGCGTATCAAGTGAGGCTTTCAGCGGCCCGTCGAAATACCAGCGAGTGCTGCTGGGTACGGGCATCTGATCAATCGAAAGCCTGCGATCACGCGTCCCGCGATAAACTGCGGCAGCGAGGCCGACGAGAATAACTACCGCTGCCACGAGTTGCAGAAGCGGAAAAGGGCCGAGCCTGTCAATCCCCAGGTCTGGCATCACTGATCGCGCGGTATGCGGAGAGTAGTTCTCCGATGGTTAGAAAAAAATACAGCGCAATGCCGGGTGAGGGGATTCCATCTCTCTGTGAAGTCAGCATAACTAGAGCGATGCACATCTGGCCCCACATTAGCGCAGCGGCACCGGCACCCATCGCTCTCATGCGCGGACCATGCTCGGGCCAGCTTCCATTCGCTATCAGCGCAGCGATACGCAACAGCCCGAACGCCATAAAGAACATGCCGATGCTCGACGGATTGATGACTTCGAGCATCAACCGGAAAGAACTCGCGGCTACGGCCTTTGGCCAGACGGCAATTTCAAGGGCCATCCCTAGCATAGCTAGGGTCATCACCCATTCGAACAGGCGGTTCCGACAGTAGCTCATAAATCTTGGGCTCATTAAACTTGTTTCTCGCTGAACAAACTATTTGCTTAGTTCGATCTTACGATCTTCCGCACGCTTTAATTGGCTGCGCGCCTGCTCTAGTTCCTCTTTGTATAAGCTATGGGTCTGTGGCGTTGCGCTTGGTGCCGGAGCATTCAAGATAGTATTTCGTACCTTGCTTTGATAAACTTCCACAGCAGTCTCTGCCTGATGGCGATCAAGACGCTGAATATCTCCGCTGGTTGCCAGCGTGGGGAATCCAAGCAGTATCCATAAAGCGATGAGAGCGCCGAGCGCCCCCGGAACACCCATGATCATTGGCCAGTTGACCTTGCGCTTTTTTATCATGGTATCCCCTGTGCCCTATCCCATATTCTTTGTTCGTCGGCCGGCGTTGGAGGTTTTGAATGCGCGAGCGCAAAGATAACTACGGTCACGGCCAAGCCGGCATATGGAATTGCAATATTCGTAGCCGTTAATAAAATCGGTACGAGGTTTGGCCCTATTCGCAGCGCCGCCTGTTCTGGCGTTTCTCTTTTAGAAATGCTGGTAACAACGTCCTGCAATAAGTCCGGAATAGCTTTTACGGGTAAGGTCGTCCCGGCGATGTGAATAACCGTCGGGACGACTAGGCCATGCAAGAGCGCCAGCACACTCACGTTTATTTGAACAAACCGATAATGGACGGAGCAGCAGTGCCAACAACCTGTGTCAACGTAGTCATCAGCCCGAGGCCGTTCAGGAGGTTGCTTGAAGCATCGGCCTGCGACTGCTGGTGTTGAGCTTCCGCCGAGAGCTGTGCGGTGACGGTAGCAATCTGTGAATTAAGGAATGCCTTCACAGTCGGGTCTGTGACCGTGGCGGCCTGCTGTTGTAGAGAACTGAGCTGCACGGTGTAGCCAACAAGAACTGATGGATCGATCGACATAGTAGTCTCCTTGGTTAAGATTATAGTTAGGCGGCGTCTCTCACTTTATCCACCGCCGCGACAACTGCTGCGACGGCTTGTTCGATATAGGATGCCGGCACCATTGCCTGCTCCCACGCGGGGATCAGCGTTGCCACCATGTCTCTCAGCGCGGCAGTGCCGGCTGCAATTTCGGCAGCGGTCATTTCCTTTGTCGTCATGATGCAGTTCCTTTATTGATTGCATTCAGATCAGATTGCAGCGTCACCAAGTCGAAATTTTCCGGCGACATAGAATTTTTCAACATTTCAAGCGATAGATAACAAACGCTTTCATCATTAAAAGCCTGCGCGAAAGATGGTTCCATTTCCTGTAGCCGCCCCCATGTCACGACTAAAAAATTGCCATTGGCAACGCGGCCGACAATCGGAACATAATGGCCCCCCTCTATCGGATCGCCTGACACGACCGACCACGGTTTGCCTGCGTCGAATTGCGCCGTTGCTGATCTCGGAAACTGAAACCCAAACCCGACCGCGCCGAACAGGTAAGCCGCCGTCAGTATCTCATTGAGGTCGCCTACCTGCGGCGCAACGTAGGCGTCAACCATGTGCCGCTTGCTGGTGGCGTCGATGATGCCTGTCTTACGGCGGTAGCTCGCCGCCGCCTGCATGTCGGTGCCCTGGTCGCTGTTCGGGTCGTCCTGGTTGAACCCGGTGATGGCAGCGTAGTCGGACAGCACGCAGCTATCATTGAACGGCGAGGTATCGCCAACCTCCGATGTCCATATCATCGTTTCGTGCGCCGCGCCGGCAAGAACGCAGTCGCCATAGTGGTCGTTGCCGAAAACGCCGTAGTAGTTGATATTGCCGTAGTGGCCGAACACAGCAGGCGGTGTCGGCAGCGCCGCAAGATTGAAATAGGTTCCTAGCTTGAAGCTAATGGCACCAGGGCGGGCGGCAGTCTTGCCGAGACAGTGGTTCATTATTTAGACGTTACAGGAGCAGCCGCGATGGCCGCTGTAATGGCGGGTGTAGACATCATAACTTTTGGCATTGCCGGGTTTTGCGCGGCGGCAAGAACTCCGTCTGTTGCTGTCGGAGCGACGACAATACTCAAAACTTGACTTTTAGGTAGCGCATCCACAGCAGCCATCTTTGCCGCATCTGTCTTTGTCAATTGCGACCAAATGCCGACAACCATGCCAGACACGGCCAAGCCAAGTGCGGCTTGCGTCGTTGGGTCGAGTATCGAATTAAGTGCAGGCCATTTTGCAATGGCTATGCCGAGCAACGCTGCCACGCCAGAACGCGCGTACCCGCCGACCTTACTGGCATCGAAAAATTGAGTGAGCAAAGACATGTTCATTGCGTATCCTTTCCTGCTTTGACTGGTGCGAATGGAACGATTCCGCCCCACCAAAAATGACAGACTAGAAAGCCGGAAAGAAACCCGGCGATGTATGGGATAGGAGGGAATGCCGCTGTGATCGTCCAAACGAAGCGCGAAAGCGTGGTCGTGTTGTCGAGCAGCGCATAGCCTTCAAGGCCAGCGAAGCTGACAACGATCAGCAATATCCAACTTGTCCAAATCCATTTCATTCATGCGCCCACAGGTTTTCTGTTCACGGATGCACCCTCGCCGCCTGCACGTGCATGGAGTCGATTGACTGCGGACTCCAGTCGAGGCCGCAGACCCAGCCGTCCTCCTTGAATTTGACGATGAGAAGGGACTGGTCGGTGAATAGGTGGTTCAGCGAGTGCTGCTGGTTGTCTTGGTCGTCCCAGTCGATCGCCGCCGCGTAGCCGTGCATCGAGCGGCAAGTGCCGCCGCGTATCGGTCGCTGGTTGTAGGAGCCGCTGTATCTGTTGTAGCGCAGCGTCTCGATGGCCGACTGAGACTTTCCGGTCGCGTCCCAGATATTATTCAGAATGCGCGTCAGGCTATCGGCGCACTTCTTGTGGATCTGGATTTCCTTGACGACCTCCGCACCCATGTTCAGCACCCACGGGCACTGAACGTCGATGACGTGCTCCTTCACCCATGCCGCCCACTGTTCCGGCGTGTCGCCGGGGCAACCGTAGAAGGCGTCGCAGTCGGCCTGTAGGGGCCATGTCGGGACCACGATCGATGGTGCGACAGGTGATGGCGCAGGCGATGCTGGCACAGCCATCTCCGCGTCGAGCAACTGAACGATCTTGTCCTTGAGTGTAGCTATTGTCATGTCTGTGCCCTCATCATTGCCGGCAAGCGGCTCCTTACTTTGAGTACACGATTATTCCACCCATGCCCGTTTTCCAACCATCCGGTCGGCGTAAGGCCGCGCTTCCATGTCAGCCACGCAGCGTCGAGCTGCAGGACCAGAACCGCTGGCGTTGCGGCGCGAGCTTCCGCCATCGTGGGGGTATCCATCACGCCGGTCGTCGGCCACATGGCGAGACACATCTGTAGAGCCTCAATGGCCCCGGTAACTCCTAGTGTCACCGCGCAATCAAGCATCCGATAGTCAACGCCGGGAGGCAGGTCGCCAAAGAGGATCGGTGCTGCAAAGCGCGCGGAATAGATTTGGTTCGCGTCGGCCTGCGTCAGCGCGGCAACATCGGCAACTTTGCACGGCTTACCGCGAAACTCAGATAATACCGTCAGGGAGACGCCCCACTTGCTGGCACCCCCCGGCTCACCAGGACTAGTGTTGAGTTCTGGCCCCTCATCGCCGGTAATGTAGGTCAGCGCGGCAGGGAGATTGGCTTGCATCAGCACCCGTCCCATGCCGTGAATCCGACCGGGATCGTGTCCGAAAATTGTGATGTTTTCGTTCTTAACGTCGCGCTATCGGCCGCTAAGTTTCCCGCCCACGCAATAAAAAGGGTCAATGAAGGAGTGAACGTGATATTTGGGGCCGTCCCTGTAGAGGGGACACCTGATCCGGTCCAGGTGCCATTTTTCCCATACCATATTTTTCCGGCACCTAAATCAACAGCAATGTCGAACCTATCACTTACTGTCCAACTTCCTGCGGCAGCGGCAGCACTGGTCATACCGCTGACGAAAATAGTGTTTGAGGCAATATCAACGCCACCCGATGTGGCTGAGTTACCGACATAACTTGTTAAACTCATTGCTGACGTGCCTAGACCGACAATCCACGCCGCGTCAGTGGCAGTAACTACCGTCTCAAAATATAATTTGCCGGTTGATGATGATGTTGTGCCTCTTACGGAGTTCCAAACAGTCGCGCCAGTGGCGGTTAGATTTCCGTTTGAAAGCGTGATGTTTGAACCCTTGTCACTTGGGTTCCATGTGGTTGATCTACTACAAGAGCTAAGTGAGCCTTGAACGAAAGTGTTAACCGGCTGCGAACAGACAGACGACGCAAACAACGACAAGGCTATGGCAAGTGATACAAAGAGTTTTTTCATTAATGGGCCGGTGCCTTAAGCAGTGCGCCGAGCACAACACCGGTGGCAGCGTTGTTCACATAGTACGAAAAATAATCCACAGCGCTCGCGGTGGTGGAAAGCGTTATGGTACTGGTGCCCCCAACGTATAAATAATTTGTTCCCCATGTTCCAATCGTGCGGCTTCCACTGCCGTCCTGATGCACCTCGATAACTCCGCTTTGGCCAGCAACCAAGCTGGTACTAGGATTTGCCAGCGTACATGGGCAGGCTGATGTAAGATCAATCTCAAAATTCTGCGAATTATCAAAACTCGGTGTAAATGTCGCCGTGCTTATGCCAACATTGACCGGCGTTCCGCGTTGCGCCTTGGTAAAAGATTGCGCAGCCCCCAATGTCGCCGCCGTTCCCACCACGCCAGCGGCCGGAAGCCCTGTTGCACTGGTGAGCGTTCCGCCCGATGGCGTGCCCAATGCGCCTCCGTTCACCACGGGAGCGCCGGCAGTTCCGACATTAATCCCGAGCGCCGTCGCTACGCCCGTTCCCCAACCTGTTACGCCGGCGATCGGAAGACCACTCACGCTGGTCAGCGTACCGGATGATGGCGTACCGAGCGCACCGCCATTTACTATCGGAGCGCCAGCCGTTCCGACACTGACGCCGAGCGCCGTGGCAACACCAGTTCCGAGCCCGGTCACCGCTATAATTGATGGCGTGCATGTCGCGCTGTTGATAGCGGTAATTAGACCTTTGGCATTGACAGTGATTGTTGAGCAACCCGTAACGCTACCGAACGTTCCTACGTTGCCATTAACAGAAGCAAGAGTTGCTGCCGCCGAACCAGGGCCGGTTGCCGTCACATCTCCGGTTAGCGCCGTAATTGTGGTCCCTACAGATGACGCAACCATATCTAAAGTTAATTGACGGAAAATAAAGGGCGTAATAGCCCCTACATTCTGATCTGGAAATTTGGAATTGATTTCAGTGTTTAATTGCGCAGCGGTTTGATTTGTCCCCGTTTGAGCACAAGCAGGGACAACGCCGAGCAACAGCGCAACAATGAGCGCAAAATATTTAATTCGCATTGACGGAGTCCTTCCAACCCATACATGCGACAGCAAAACCAGCGTTCACCCCGGCTATTCCGATTGTTGAAGTGCTTTCAAGTATCATCCAGTCTGATATGCTACCGTTAAATGATCCGTCATCTACATACAACGGATACACGACACCGTTTGACCCATTCGGGCCATTATTAGTACCGCCCCATGCTGTGCTAGGAGCAACGAATCCGACGCCTACGGTTCCAGATTTCCAGTATGTACTAAGTGATATTTTAATCTGAGTTGCTGTCGGAGGAACGCAGGACGTAATTGATGTGCTGGCCAATGTTGGAGATGTGGCCGAAAATGTTCCTACAGTGCCATTTGCAATTATACGCGGTTGAGTTGCTGTCGTCCCTGCGCTAACAAACTGTCCGTTGTTTCCCTTTTGCAAAGTAGGCAAAAGATTACCATTTCCATCGACAAACATTGCCCCAATGCGGCAAATGTAAATATACCCGCTTGGCAGCGTTGGCGTAAGCCCGTTTCCAGAAGCCAGAGAAACAAGACCGGCTGACGCCGCCCCGTTGTCAATTAACCAGACATCAAGCCACGCACTTATTCCAGGGGCCTCACCGTCCATGCCGTTGGCGGTGCTTGTCGATATGCCGGTAGTTATATTGATGTTGGCCAGAGAGATATTAGAACGGTGAATGACAATACCGCTGCTGCTCACCGTCACGGCCGCATTTGCCGTTGCAGCAATGATGGAATTTGGTGATGTTCCGTTGGTTATACTTAGGCCAGACGCTCCACATAATGGGGCGCTGTTTCCCCCCGCTGTCTGAATTGGCGGATTGAGTAGATGGAACGAATTGTCCTGGGCTCGGTAGACAACCGATATAACATTGCCTTGGATAATCTGACCAGGCACCAAAGCAACTGGCCCGGCAGTTGTGTCCTGCAAAACCGGAATAGCACCGTAGCCGGATGGGTTGATCGTCGTCGCGCCGGTATTGGTTGCGAGCGCCGTGAAATTAAGAACCGAACCATCTGTACCGTTAAATCCAACGTCAGTTAGGGTAATGACATTTGGCGTCCCGGCCGCAACGCCAGCCCAAAATGTAGAATTATAAGCGGAGGTGTCTGTGGTTAATTGATCCCAAATAGTATTCGAAAGCGAGTCCTGTAAAACCTGCCGATACGTCCCGACGCCGAAAATTATGGCGCAGCCATTGGCGTCGAGAGGTACGGGATTTTGATTTAAAGTGACTTGGCCGCTGTCTTTCCATGTCTGCTTGAATGTGTTTGTATTTGGCACATAAAAATAAATCTTGCCGCCAGCAAGCGATGAGTTAATTGATATTGAAGAAACAGGAACAGAAAATCCGCTTGCGTTGCCTATTGTTGAGGACGTGGCAGAAAGAACGTCGCCCACAACGTACTGCACGCCGGGGTTAAGGACGGCCACCTGCGTGACCACGCCACCCGCAACCGTGATATTGGCGGTAGCCCCTGTGCCTGAGCCGCCCGTAAGGGCCACGCCGCCATAGGTGCCCGTTGTGCCGCCTGTGCCGGGGGTTATAGCCCCGAGCAGCCCCACAAAGCCGGTGCCTGTACCGCCGGGGCCGCCGGAGGTGGGCTGCAAAGCCGAAAAGCAGTTCTCGCCGGGGGGCAAAAGTGTGGTGGCCCCTTGAGCTGTCTGCCAAGAAAGGGCTAGAACGGCTATGGCTAATGCGGTAAGGTGACGGAGTATCTTCAAAAGAAAATCCTTATAACAATGAGATTGATCCCGCTAATCTTTTTCCCGGTAATGTATGCTTGGTATCAAATTGAACCGGCAATAAATTGGATTATCTATTTACGGTACAGACAGCGCGTTTTTAGATTTATTCAGTTGGCGGACGACCGCCGGATGCGCCATAAGCCTGTTAACCACATCATCACGTTCCGGTCCAAGCGCAGATAACGCTCGCGCAAACGCATTATTTTTTGCAACGTCGCGCATTTGCCCTATTTTTTGCGCACCTAAATGAATGCCCTTGGCGGCTAACATAGTGGCAGTCACTCCACTAGCAGCTAATCCAGGCGTCAATCCGGTATGAGCCCCAAAATTAAATCCTTCAGCGGCCATCGGGACCATGTATTTTAAATAACCCAAAGGGTCGCTTTTGCCGACATCTCTGATTTCCAAAGCCTTCTGCCCAGCCAAGGTTTCGGCGGTTTTTGAACCGGCAGTAAGCTTGGCGTTTGTTTCTGCCTCCCGGTGGGCATCATCCATAGTGCGAATAAGTCTAGAACCCTCTTGTTCACCAAAAAGGTCTTTAAGTTTTTCCTGGTTATATTCAATTCTTGTAATACCAGTACCGGCAAGCGATTGGTTTTTGACGCCGCGTATTTTTTGATCGATATCGGATCGTGTACCTAGCCGCTTGGCTACAATTTGTTCGGGGGTAGCGGTTTTCATCCACTCCCTTAAGGCTTCTGGTCGGTCTTCAAGACCATTTACGCCAGAACGATTTTTAAGAGTATCAAACCCGGATTCCCAAGCGTCATCAATTTGTTTGGCTTCACGGTATTTAGCTAATGCAGGACGGTAAGTTCCGCTCGATGCTTCATCAACCTTCCCGACCAATTTTTCTCTGGCGTTAAAAAGGTCACGGCCCATGATTTTATCAGAACCAGTTGAACTTTTGCTGAGACTTTCCGCCTCTTCCCTCAATCGCGATTGGAGGCTATGAATAAAATCAGCACCACGGTATTCAGTTGGACCTTTTTGGATCATTTTCAAAGCGGCATCAATAGGCCCAACGATTTTTTGATTGTCAGCTAGTTTCTTAAGCGCCGGGATCAAGTCTTCTTCAGATGTATAACCACGACGCGCGCTATTGAGTAACCGCTTTGCTTCAGTAAATGCGTCTACTTTTTCCGGCGACATGCCGCCAGCTTTCAAAGCGTCATTAATCGGTGTAACACCCAACCCAGCACGCTCACCAAGGGGAGCCATTTCCCCGGAAGTAATCTGTTTACGTAAGTTCAAAAGCCTCACTTGCGTGGGGTTAAGCGGAATCTTTGGAGTTTCTCCAGCTATAGCTTCCGGCGATCCAATCATCCTATCAATTGAACCAGTCAAAGACTTGACTGGAATTGGCGCGGCATTTTCTAACGCCGGTTCAATCATTTGTTTGCCTACCGCTGCGGCCTTGTCTTTTAATCCTTGTACCATCTTAACAACGTCCGGCGCAGCGCCCATAGCTCGCGTATAAGCAGAGTTTATTGCGGCGGGAGCCGTTGCCGTTCGATTTTTTACCAAATCAAGCAATGGCTGTTGAGCAGATGGCAATGCAGGATTACTAATTAACCCTTGGCCCAATTGTCTCAAGCTATCGCTAGCATCCATTGGAGTTAAACGTGGATTATTACGCAATACGTTTACAAGGCTTGGAACGTTTTCGGCTCCAACGGTTTTAACAATCGTATTGATGGCTTGTGCGGGGGCAAGAGAATTTTTAGCGACGGCAGCGCCTTTTGAACCTGGGATAAGAGCGTTGGCTAAAAACGCAGCGCGTTCGCCAGATTCAGGACTGCCGGTAAGTTGAGTAATAGGATTCGCGATAAGAGCGTTAACCGCCCCGGTAACAGGCGCAAATAATTGCCCAGTAGCGCCGGCCCCCGTTTTTAATAGGCCGCCTCCCGACCAAGTAGCCGGATCGGAACTTGGGAATGATGGAAACACATTCGAATTACGAAGATCGGCAAGACCGCTTTGTTTTAAATCGTTTGCGGTGCTGTTAGCTTGCAAGGCTGCCGCATTAATTGAACTGCCGATTGAACTAGCGACTGAAGTTGGGCTAATGGCCTCCTGTGTATTATGAAGAGTATCTGCCCAAGTAGTCAGACGTTCTGGGGGTACCGAAGGAAAATCGGTAACATTTGGATAAATATGAATATTAGGAATGCCGGGAGTTGGCACATAGTCAGAGTTGCTTTTAGGAGTCGCAGCAGTTTTACCTGTGGGCCTTGTGCCTTTAAGATAATAACTTAACAAAGCATCGTCGCTTATCGACGCTGACGACCTACTATCTGCATTCACCCCTTCATTAAAAAAGGCAGGTGCGCCAGCGCCCGCCTCTTGCGAACGCGGTACACCCAAACCGAGGCCACCAGCACCAGCATTTAATGTTATGTCGGTTGCATCGATTGCCGCGTTAGGCGATTGCGGATTAAAATAAGCATCCATCAAGGCGTCATTGCTGCCCGGCATTCCAACCTCCTTTAGGGGAAGTTAATCTGTTGGAATCGGCAATACGAAGCGAGGCAAGGAAACGAGCCTTATCGGCTTGGTTTCCCGGTTGATTGAGATTTGTCAACAGCCGCTGCTTTTGTTGAGGCCCCATCATATCAACACCATAAGCGCGGGGGTCTTGGGCAATGTTCCACGTTGAAGCCCATTTTGTATAGTCGCTGTCCGGCAAGCCGGTATTGGCAAATTCTACGGTCTGCGCTTGTTTCATGCGGCGCAAAGATAACGCCGATTTTGCCACGTCCGACGCAGCGGCGTTTGAAATGCCAACATTGGCGTTAGATGAAAATGCGGCTGCCAATTTATCGTTGGTTCCTGTCGATCCGGTAGCCATGACCCAATCGGTAAGATATTTTTTAGCCTCATCAAAGTCTTTAATTTTTGTAGGATCAATACCAAGCAATGCGCCTGCTCCAGACGACTGCAAAAACGATTTAACTTGATTAATTTGCTCTGTGCCGGGGCCTGTTCCTGTCTTTCCGAGGTTTTCAAGGGCCGGGATTGCTTGTTCAAGCGGAAATACCTCACGGCGGTAATTGGCCGCTGTGGATCGGTCGGCCGCCAATTGCTGACCTCCTTGCAAGCCTGTAGCCGTTTGCGCCTCGCCTCTACCTGGCGGCAACGCTATCGGCATTGTGCCGGGAGTTGCCCCTAGGGCTCCATATCCAGCAGCGCCGGCAGGCATAGTCTGCTGTGCGCCACCAACGCCCGGCGGGGCTGCAACACGCCCAGCTGCTGCCCCGGCCCCGGCGACACGGTTCTGCAAGTTAATTAGACCGCCTTTAATGCCGCCTGGATCACTCTGTATGTTTTGAATGACTGAATTTATGACTGGTGACGGGATGCCTGTATTTCGGCTTAACGAAACAGCGTCGTTATTTAAATCCTCTCCGGAAACTTTTTGGCCAGACTGCACTTGAGCGGCTCGACTTGCAATCCACTGCTGAACAAATCCACTTTGTTTGCCGTAGAGATCGAATTGAGAAGTATCATTTTGAATTTGCTGTCCACGCTGGGCAAGCAATGTACTTTGTGCCTCTGGCAAGCCGAAGGCTGCGGCAGAGTTGCCTTTTAATTCGGCCGCAATGCCTGGAATATTAGGTGTACCGTCTGGATTTAAATTATTGGAATAAGCGTTACCAACAGCTTGTTTTGCGTTTATGGTTTTAGTCAATAGGTTAAGCTGCTGCATACTTTGCAGCGTGCCGACCATTTGCAACGGATTGCCCGAAAGCAAGCTCTGCTGTTGCGCAGGTGCTTGCGGATAAAGCGAAGACACGTCAGGCATTTTGTTGTCCTGAGTAATGCGAGGCCATCATGCCCTGGATATCCTGTAAATGGTTATCTGGGTTTGACTGGTGCAATTCATTTTCCAGTTGAAAATTACCTGTGCCAATTGCTTGAGCGCGATGGTGATCTAAAACGGAGTTTTCCGCTTGCGTCACCTGAGCATAATCCTGCTCAACCCATTTCTTTTGTTGAAAAGGGGTATCCGGCACCATCGCAAGCTTCTGGACAGCAGCGGCCGGGGGCACAATGCGGTCGGCCACCAGCTTGGTAACGCCGTCAATAATTGCCGATTTCATATCCGCTTTGCCAAGATCGGGGTTTTTAAGCAGCACGGTTAGTTCCTGCTTTAAGGCAGTAAAGTGCCTTAAGGCCGCTACAGTCTGCGCGTGCGTAGGTGCAGGCGGGGCTTGCTGCGCTCCTTGGGGAGCGCCCTGTTGTGGCCCCATAGGCTGAGCCCCACCGCCTTGCTGAATAGCGTTAGGCTGCGCTGGTACAGGGGCTGGCGTCATGTCTGATTGAAGAGGGTTGGGCATTTAATTTGCCTTGTTCAATTAAAAGGCATATTGCGCATCATTAACAGATATCCCACCGGCATTTGAATTATAGATACCAAGTTGCTGGGAAGCATTAGAATTTGCCCCCCCGCTAAACAATTTGTTCAACAACAAACCGTTCACCGCTGTATTTCCAGCCCCCGTAAGGCCGCCGGCAAGTGCGTTAGCCGACCCCATAATTCCACTTGCCGCGCTAGCCCCTGTACCGGCCCCGGTTTGAGTTGCAGCTTGAGTAAGACCGCCTGCGGCACCGACTCCACTATTAACTTGGTTCTGCAACAATCCTGCCAGCGAACCAAACTGCTGTTGAGCTAACCCAGTCGCAAAATTTGCGCCAGCAGTAAGTGTGTTTCCCCCCAATCCTTGTGTTGATCCAATATTTTGAACTGCCTTTTGTCCCCAATCCTGTGCAAACTGATACCCAGGCAATTGGTTCAATGTTGCCGTTTGATTAGGGCCGGGCGTTAAAAGGTTAGTCAATGTTCCACTGGCAGTTTGCCCGGCATTAATGAAAGGCTGATTTAAGCCAACAGAAGTATTAAACATGCCTTGCTGTGCGGCAATAGACGCTGCCGACGCTTTGGACGCGGCGCTTGATTGAATCACCGATCCAACAAGTCCCGCGACTGCATTGCCAGCAATTGCCGTTGCTATGAAAGACATTTCTTGGTTTCCATTACGGCTAAAATAAATTCTGAATATTCAGCATCGCTATTGGCAATTAAAAGATTTTCGATTTTATCGAGATCGGTTTCTTCGGTAGCGTGTATTGTTGTCCACACAGAATCTGCATGGGCAAATGCAATTCGTTTCGTTCCAGCAGGGGAAACAATAGTAAAAGGCGCTTGTACCCGCTTAATGCCGTTTTCGGTCAGGACGGACATATCGCCCTGCGACATAATATTTAAATGTTCAAATTTGTGGACTTTCCCAGTAAGCAACGTGCCGGCCGGAATAAAAAGCTCGCGTGCGTAAATCCCCGGTGAAAAATAATGCTTAACCGACAAGTCAAGTTGAGGCATCTTGAGCATTTCAAGTTCAAGGGCGTTGACTACCTCGCGGTTAGTCATTTCCTCAACTGTCTTTATTTCGTTCATCCTAGTTGTGTCGATCTAATTTGTGTCGGTGCCCAGCATTTGAAAATCTGCATCTTCAATGATGTCAAGACATACCCCACACCCAACCCCAAAGCATCAATTTTCATATTGCTTTGAGGTTGAATGCTTAAAGAAGGCGCGTCGCCATTAAAAACAACAATTTCAGCACCTACGTTCAAAACAGGTATTATAGCAATTCCGCCGACTGGCACCGTATCAAACTCGTTCCAGTCGTTTACTATATTAAACGCTGCTGCCCCCACAACAAGTCCAACACCAACACTAGGCGCGCCTGACGAACCACCAGTGCGATTTAGCAAAGCGAGTAGAAGCTGCCGGCCTATTAAGGAAGCCGCGCCAGAATCGGGCGTAACCAAAGGCGTCTGTGCCGGCGGCAACGGGTAGGGGTAAAGCGTAAGCACTACGAGCCAGCCGGAACAGGATCAATAAAAGCACCGTTCAATGCGGTTGCCATAGGGGCCGACCAAGACAGCTCATAAACCATGTCCCTGGCCAAGCCCATATTCCGCCAGCGTAACATAGAGCGATAATGCCCCGCGCTGATCATTTCCTTAACCCGGTTATTGCTCCAAGTATTTCCGCCGTCCTTAGAATACCTCATGACAATTACCGGGGACGGTTGCTGCGTTAGAGGGCCAAAGCCTGAACTAAACCCTTCGCTCCAAGGGCTTAAAAATTGCTCATCCTCGCCGCTATTAGGCATTGTCCCGGTTTCAAAATCGGCAATAAAAGAAGAATGCCCAACCCGTTTTAATTCGTTGGCAACATGGGGAAACGACCTCGCGCAAATGATTGGCATATTTGCGTCGGTGTAAGTCAGCGGATCAATTTGATATAGACTGCCGTTGTTCCAATCGAGCGCAACGTTCTTGCCGTAAGCAAACGCCGTAAAAGTATTCCTCGCCCTGTGCAAAACACCGTTCTTATCTATAGAGTTGTCTTCGTGCCATTGTTTGGTGGCTTCATCATAGCCCCAGGTCTTATCTGCGGTGGGAAAGTGCAGCTTATAGAACGAATGGCCGGTTATCTGATAGGTAGAGCCTATTGCGTCATCGATACGAGCATATTTCCTAAATTCATACTCAATGGCGTGGTTTGAAATACGTTCCGCCACATTTTGGTTATTGCCCCGCATAACCATGCGGTCGCCCTCGGGGCTTTGCGATAGCCAGTAAACATTGGTATCCATCTTTGCAGGCGAATATTGAGCAGCGCAGCCTTGCTCGATAATATTGCCCGGCAAAAGTTGAAACGGAAACGGCACTGTCCCGGCGTTGTACCAAACTTCGCTTTTTTTAGTACCGAACAGCCAAACCTCGCGCTCAATTGCCACCGCGCAAAGTATGTTATCCGGCCAAGCTGTCTTTTGCCCTACATAAAGCCCGTTGAACGCAACTTGATCTGAAAGAGTGCAATACCATTGGTTAGTGCCGGGAATATTCAAAATCAAAAAACTATCAATAAAATCCGCTCGCGTTGAACCTAGAAAATTAGGGTCGCCAATTTGGGTGAAGGCTTTTGTAGCAAGATTTATATTGTAGCCGTTTGCCGACCCGTCTACGACAAGAACATCTTGGCCGTTATCCGCCATTGAAACCGGATTTTGTCCCGGCGTTAACGTTGTGCCTAGTAAATTGAATTTAAAATCAGGGTCGATATAGAAAATATTCTGATTGATAACAGCAAACAAGTCGCCTGTGGTCGCCCCGTAAAGACAACGCCCAGTTCCGATTGCGGGGGCCAAACTTAAAGTAAGCAACCCAGGACGCGGGTAATGGGTAACAGGCGATTCGGGGTGAGTTTCCTCCGGGTTTTTTTCAGGATACAGGTTCAAACATTTTTGTGCATTCGCAATGTACCCTTGAGAAGAGTACGCGCCAGATGTTAATGGAAGTGCAACCATTTTATTTCCGAACCAAAATAACTTTGAAAGTATCGCCGGTAATTTGCAAAAGAGATTCAGCAATATCAATCAAAGGTGGATCGTGGGAAACCAAGGAAATCTGCGCGTAGCCGGCAAAGCGTGCCCAACGGTTGTATAGAATAACGGCCTTGTCTAATTGGCCGCCCAGTATGGTTTCAAAGCAAACGCCGTTATAAAGCTCGTGGCAGTCTTCGTCTGTGCGCACAAGTTCAGCGTGTCCTAACCGAGCATATTCATCGACTAATTTCTGATGAAACTTTTGACCTGATTTCTTTAAAGTGAAAGTGTTCCTGACCCATCCATAATATTGCAAAGACCAGAAAGCTATATCAACGGCTCCATCTTCCGCTTGCCAAATCCCTTCGCGCTCAAATTCCTTAGTTGCTCCAATCAATTTGCAAAACTCATCTGCATCTTGATTGATAGCCGGGACTCTAATCAGAATCTCCATGCAGTCGGTATGAGTAAACATCCATCTGCAAGTTTCCAATGCAACCCTTGCTTCAGCTAAAGCGTTGTGTGCCTCATATGTACCGGCCTCTTGCCATATAAATAAAACCCCGCCACCTTCGGCCACTAGCAATATATTGCGTTGGTCTTGAAGAAGCGGAGTGACATCAATTGGCGCGCTACCCGGCGCGGCAATTAGCGGAAATACAGCCGGATCGTTAAAGACTTTATTGATTGCCTCTGCGTCAAAAGACCTTACGACGCTTGGCGCATCATCTGCTCCATCGTCAGGGGCGGTATCCACATTATGTCCGCCCTCTTCCGTTCCGCTGAAGCCATTGCCTCGCTTTGGCTCTCGAACGGGACCGATAACCTCACCGGGGCGTCTGGTGGCAACCGGCTCAATCGGAATGTGTTCGTCCGCTGGTCGAACCAGCCGTAAAGTTGCAGGCGTGGCCTCATGTTTTGGCGCTTTCTCTAAAGCACGATCATCCATAAAAACAGCCGAGAACGGCGCTTGGTCCCGCTGCTGCTTTTGCCTGCGCCTTTCGCGGTTTAGACCTTTGCCCATTTATTTAAACCAATTTCCATCTTTGGCACAATTAAAAGCACTGCCTACGTGTGTTACCAGTGTAGTAGAGGTGGCGGCGTTAATTGTATCTTGCGCAGCGGTATTCGGGTTATTCGCAATAGCAGGATAAATTGTAACGGTCGTTCCGCTCGCGTTATAAATTCTAGTTGTAGTGCCGGCAAGACACGGCGGCAAAGCGACCCCGGTACTTCCAGCAACGGTATCTACCTCCATCAAAGCAATCCCCGCTGGAAGTTGAAGGGCTGTAGCTTGGGAGCTTCCTATTGCCGTAATTCCAGATTGATAGGAACGGTTATTACCGTTGGCTAGACCGTTTGACCAAGTACCGTCTATGAGCTGTGGTCCATTTGTAGGAGGCGTTCCTACCGTGTAGCCAAAGGCAAAGATGGGAACGGCGATAAATAAGATCGAATAAGCAATTACTTTAAGAAAATCTTTCATTATAGTTCTCCTTGAAAATAAAATTTAAATTCCAGCGTCATCCGATTGATACGAATACGATCTGCCCCTGTTTCGTAAAAACATCGGCATTCTCAAAACACCCATAGCTTGGTTAGCCAATCGGATTGTATTCAAAGCGTCCCGCGCAAGAGCGTCTACCGTGGGATCAGCAGGCATTTGATAACTGGCCCTTAGCCTGCGTGCCCCACACCAATTTAAAGCAGCTTCGTATTCAGCCGGGAAATTTATCGGCTGCTGTACCGAATTAAAACGGGGCAAGACCACCTTAAACCCGCAATGTATTTCATAGATTGAAGACTGCGGCACGGGCCAAGGGAATAGCACGCCTACCGGCCAGATCGGGTCATAAAAAATACGCCAAGCGAGCGTGCCGATGTTTTTTACCGGAATCCTGGAATAATCCTCGTGGCTTGGAATTATATCCAGCGGAATATCAACCGCTAGATTGCCAGCCGGGTTATTGAGGAACCGAAGGAAAGCATATTCAAGCCGATCCGGTCGCGGATTTATGTTAATGTCGGCCCTTAAGCCAACCGAATAGCTTTTAGCTCCGGTACAAACTACCGAATAGTCCTGAATGCGGTAAACCAGCCACCTCTTTCTCGCCCACTGTGCCAGCAGCCAATTGACCTGCTTAAAAGCTCTGTTCAATATTTCAGGCTCGATAGATTCGTCTATGCCTACAACCCCAGCGTCAACCAGCATATTGGTTAAAAGCTGCCCGCAAGTATCAACGGGCAGCGCCGGTTCTACCGGGGGCATAGACATTAGGCTGCCTTCTCAACTTCCGTGCGCAAGCGTTCTAAAGACCAACGCCCGTCAACCTTTACGCCCTTACGATTAGCTTCCTCAAGCCAAAGCTCGCGTTCCTGCTCGGGAGGCAAGTTTGTATCAACCACCTCGGCCTCTTTCTCGACTATCTCTTCAACAGCCGCCGTGGCCGGTATAATGGCGTCGATTGCTTCTTGGGTTTTTTTCCAAGCTTGGAATGCAAGAAATTCATCCCACTGTTCAGGATTTACTTTGCCGGGTGCAACTGATCCACCCTGTTTCAAAGCGGCAACTACGGCTGCTGTTACTTCCGGCAAGACCGTATTGAGCAACTCACGATTTGAAGAATGCTGTGATTGCGGCGTAGCAATATAGACCTTGCCTTGTTCGGCTTTGTTGGGATCAAATTTTGTCGTCCCCGCATAAGGCTGCGGACGCCACGGGCTATCGTCTTTCCAATCCCAAACATGCTCAAGACCATAGCGGCCTTTCTCTTCTATCGATGCGTCACGGTAGCAAACGCCAAGCTCGGCTGCCTCATGTTCATCCTTAACAACACGCGGCTGCTCAGTCGGATGATAAAGCCAAGCTGGATAAACCCTGTAGCCGGTACGGTTGAAATAATGCCGGATTGATTTGATACCACTCCAATCCGGCATTACAGGCTTAGGCGGCGGCATATTAAAACTAATCACGTCGCCATCGGACATAAGAACTTTTGCTCCCTCCCCGGCAATATCAGGTGAGAGAACGCCAACTTCGCGTCGGGAAGGGAGAACAAAAGCCATAGCTTATTTATCCTTTGTTAGTGGGGTAAACAGGGGTAGCGCGGTTTAGCTGACCGGGGACACGTTGTTCAGTTGGGACAGCAGGCTCGGTCTGGGCGTTAGGGGTATAAGACCGCTCGACAGGGCGGTTATAAGGTTGCCCAGGGGTATAGGGAGGACGATCAGCCGTCCTGACATTTGATGGCGCAGAGCGCGGATCAACGTCAGAATTGACAACAGGCCCAGTATCGCCTGTCTTACCACGCCAATCTCCCGGCCTGACAGTTGACGGCACGTAACGCGGGTCAACATCAACACCCAAGCTACCGGCCGTACGCTCACGCTGTGCCTTGGCGGCAGCATCGGCTGCTTCAAGATTGCGTACCTCTAGTTCCTGTCTTTCAGTAACTCGGCGCGCAACTTCCTTCGTTTTCAATATCGTCCTGTTTTTGGGCTTCTTCTCTAGCCAGAGCATTGGCCAGCGCCAACTTTGCCCGCGCTACATCGGCACGAACAGCGCGCCGCGTAGTGTCGTCATCAACAAGCGGCTCAGCTTCCGCCTCTTTGTATTCGCCTGTGGCTACCTTTTCCTCGTCTTCGTCGGCAACCAGGACCATAACCTCACCATTAACGCGGTTAACGTTATAATCAGTAAAGCCGGGCGTGCTTACATGATCTGGCGCGCCTTCGGTTTTCTTGCGTTGGATTTGGCTATCATGCGGAACAACCCATTTTGGCCACTCAACGCCACGAACAACAGGTGCAGGCACTTGTTCAATACCAATAAGATGCCCGTCATCTTTGTGAATAACAAATCCGGTGACAGGGTCGATAGTATGGTTTTCTTGGTCAAACATAATAATAATCTCCTATAAAAATAAAATGGCCGATACAGCGCGCAATTATTGGCTCATTCCAACAATGGCGCGCTGTACTTTCTTCTTCTGGTTTCCGCAATGCACATGAAACCAAAAATCGGAACGGACCAAAAGCGTCTTTGCTCTGAGTGCGGCCGGACCTAGCAGAGGGAAGGCCGATTTTTGGTAACTAAAATGGAAGCCGCAAATTCTACTGGGTCTCTATCTCTTTTCTTTCGATTGCAAGGCGAACAAAGCCATTGCAAGTTTGCAATATCATTAGAACCACCTCTAGCAAGAGGCATTATATGATCTAATTCTCTTTTTTCCCTCAAAGAGGATGAACAATAAATACATGTCCAGTCCTGCTGTTTCAGCAATTCGCGAATTTGATCATTGGTGTAAGAACCACCAGATTTATATTTGCGAGCACGGCGTACATGAGAACCTTTTCGGCCATTCTCCAGAACCTTTTCTGGATTGTTGGTGCGCCATTGCAATGTTCTCTCAATTGCAATTGGAGCAAGACGCTCTGCATGTTTAGTTTTGTAATTTCTATTTTTTTCTCTTATTTTCTGAGGATTATCATCGCGCCATTTTTTATCAATTTCGCGACGGCGTTCAGGATTATCCTTTTCCCATTTTCTGGATCTAGCAGATGCCTCTTTCTTATGAGAATTACCATATTTCTTATTAGCTAAACGCTTTTGCTCTTTCCGTTCGAGCGAAGCGTTTCTTTCATAATTACGCCATTTCGTTCTGAATTTTTCAGGATGAGCCTCACGATGGCGTTTTTCAATATCTTTGCGGCATTTCAGACAAATACCATTTGAAACTTGCCGTTCAGCAATATGCCCATAAGTGCAAGCTTGCCCGGTAAAATACCGGAGCAATCCTTTAGCTTTTGCATCTTGGCGTGATATGAGATCGGTAGCCATCATGGGTGCCTCCTGCACTCGTTGTGGTTAGGGCCTCACTCGATGTTGATAGCATCGGTGAGGCCTGTCTTTTATTATAGGTACCGTACTCCCATGTCAATCAATTTTTAATCTAAGTATAGTTCAAGTACTCAGATCACGGTGTACTATCAGCCGCCTGTACAATCCACTCAGGGCGAGGCACTCCACTGCCAAATAAGATATCTAACCTGTCGATCGGTTGGTCGGTGGTGGCTTCATAGCAAACTAAACTACGCATTGATAGTCTATCAAACTCATGCCGTGCCGCTGCAATGACGCCCTTTTCGTTAGGCGGAATCCACAACGGGGCGACAACCAGCGTGATCGCATCCGGGGCGTAAGCCAGGTTTTCACGGTAGGTGACGCTCGCGTTAGCGAACGGTGTAATAACCGCGTTGGCTGCCGGACTTGCCGTAACAGTTTGATACTGTTGCGGCGTATAGGGGAGCCCCGCGTAAGGCACGGCGCTGGCCGGCGGGATAATGGGCGGGTAGAACGAAACCGAAGTGGCATTCGCCGCCGCATTAGCCGTAGCAACAAACTGTGCTAAGGTGCCGAGCGAAGAGTAGTTCACCCGGTTAACCGCGTAAACACCGGCAATGGTAAACACGTCGCCGGCATTGACCGTTCCGCCTAACGCGTTCACCACCAAAGCCTGTCCGGTTTGCGTTGCTCCGTTAACAGTTGCGGTAGCCAAGCTGCCGGTCGTGTGGGACACCACCGACTGATCCTCGAACATACGGAACTGCAAAGCTTCGTACATCATGCCGGTGTTGTACTG